TCCTTGACCTCTCCACATATCAACAACTCTTTGTCTGTCATCAAGAACAATTTTTACATCAAATTGATCTTGGATATGCTCTTTAAAGATTTCAAATTTAACAATACTGTCTTCTCTAAAATCCCTATCGGTTCTCATCCAAAGTTCATCGAATGGAAGGTTGTGAGATCTTAACCACTCTTCGGTAAGTTCTCTGCATTCTTTAGTTCCCATCCTACCAGTTACAAATAATATTGTGTAACCTTTATCCTCGTACATTTGTACAAGTTCGATTATTTCAGGTATAGGTAAATCTTTACCAACTTGGCTATAATCGTGATGTTCCCTGATTTGCTTTCCTTTTGCATCGTAATGCGTTGCTACAGTTCCATCTATATCAACTATGATTGCTTGTGTTAAATCTGTCATACTAAACTCTCTACTAAATTCTTGATTAATATCAATACCCCTGCACCATTCAAGATTATGAGTGCACGGTCTTTCCACATAAGGCTAACAACTAACCATAATCCTACACCAATAGTAGATAGGATTAAGTCATATAATGCTAGTCCTTCAACGCCTCGCATTGTGATGGCGCTTAAAATAAATATACTAGCTACCCATTTAATATACCAATCAATAGTATATTTAGGTGTAGCACTTTTAAAAATTCTTTTAGAATTTTCTAATTCACCACGAGTAAATTCTTGTTTTTTCAATTCCATTATACTCCGTGAGTGATATGGTCATAGGCATCTGGACATTCATCCACCTTGTCACCACATTCACATAGCTCTGATTCTTCTACACTAGGTGCACCAACCATAGCTCTAATTTCATCTTCTGTTTTAGTTGGCTTACCATCTATTAAAGATTGTTTGGCAAGTAGTTTCCAACTATCATCTTCTGTTAGAACTTCTTTTGGTTCATCAAAAGGGCTAACTATAAATTTCTTAGGCATATACAATTTCTCCTTATTGTTTATTATACGTATATTATACCACAAAAAAGGGGGTTTGTAAACCCCCTGATTCGTAACTTTTTCGTCACAATTGACTAAAAGTTATAATGTATCCCAAATGAAGCATTGTCCATGAACTCGCCATGCCTAGCTTCTTCCAAAACCATCAATGAGAAACCCCATTGTCCAATATCTTTAGATGCGGTCATTCCAACAACGTTTTCACCGTCGCCGAATCTACCGTAATTTAGTTCAAGATCTATCATGGATATAAATGGTAATTGATAACCAAACTCTAAATAATCTAAATCAGTGTTATCGACATCTACATAGTAGGTTAGTTCGAGATTATCGTAATAAACCCCAACGAATCCTTCTGTAATATCATCAAGTCCACCAGAATTATCCGGTCCAATTTTCATCCATTTTTCATCATAATCATAATGAATAACACCACCGATAACACCAAAATCTTCAGTTACAGATAATGCGTAACCTCCATAAAAGTCGTGTTCCCATGCTGCATCCATCAGGTCAACTTGGCTAGCCCATACTCCTGCGAACCATCCATTTTCATTTTGTAAATGAAGATTCATTTGAAGTGCTGGATCAGATCCTTGGCTTGCTCCCCTGAAAAAGTAATCAGATTCATATCCAATAGAACCTGATGCATCCGCTTGCGCGAGTGGGGTAAAAGTTGCAAGCACTAAAGCTAGTGCTGTAAATAATTTAGTCATCTTATGCCTCCGCCTTAAGAAGTGTGTATACACCCCATAATACAGCGACCCAAGCTAACAGCTTAGCTAATCCGCCAAATAATATCACTGAACCACCAACTGCTACCAGTAGTAATCCGTCAAGAGAAGTTCTTTCTCCGACACGTGCCATTATCCAATCTTTTGCTTTTACTAACATATATTTTCCTCTATATTTTAAATTCGGAATAAGGGTCTTCGGCTTCTCCTTCTCCAAATTTATTTATTGCTTTGTCAGGTACCAAGTCAGACATTATGTCTGTCTGGGCTGACTCTTCTACATCATATAATTTCATCCTACTTCGATCCACGCCAATTACAAAACGCTTGTATTTGGTTGGGTCATTGTAACGATTTTTCAATTGCTTGACTAACATTTGACCGAGTTCCTCTAGTTCTTCTGTGCTAATTAAAGCGAACATAAGGTCGGCGGTCGCAGGTAAACCAAACGATTCCGAAGTATCTTCCAATCCTACATCAGTGTTTGAATAACCAGATCTAGTCGTTTGCGTTGCACTCACGATTGGAAGATTAAATTCGACCGCCAAACCACGTAGCTCTTCAGCTATTGATTTAACGTACGAATAAGTATTTATACTTCCCCCGAGTCCACGGACGCGAGAAGATGCACAAATGTTCAAATAATCAATATAAATTATTGACGGTTTGAAATTCTTTTTAAGCTTTAATTCATTTAATAAAGCTCTGAAATGTCCTGTATGCGCTGCGCCTGTGGGATATTCCTTAACAATAAGTTTCCCAATTGAACCTTGCGCAATGTTTTGTATCTTAGAATCGAATACATTTTTTGGTAATGTTTCCAATTGTTGGATAGGCAAGTCCATAAGGTTAGCATCTATTCTTTCTGCGATTCTTTCTTCAGCCATTTCCATTGTGATGTATAATACATCGTTGCCGGAAGAAAGATTAGATGCTGCGCAATGGCACATAAAGAGTGATTTACCTACGCCAGTTCCGGCCATGGCTATATTTAAGGTCTTATTAGGTAAACCACCCTTCGTAATTTTATTAAAATAATCTAAGTCAAAAGGTATTCTTGACTCGACGGTATTATAAAAATCAAAACGATTATCAGAATTATCTATATAATCGTGTCCAATATTAGGATCAAAGTTAACACCAAGAGCATTCGAGAGTATATCTGGAATAGCTCCGTCTCCGCGCTTTTCTTTATCCTTGCCATCAATGATTTGAATCGATTCCATAATTGCATTGTAGACCGCCCTATCTTTACACCATTTTTCAGATTCGTTAATTAAGTAGTCTGTATCTATATCAGACTTGATTTTAACTTCTTGTATAAGATTATTTGTTTGTGTTAATACATCATCTGGTGCATTTACCTTTTGCAATTCTAATTCTAATACTTTTCCAGATGGGATTTTATTATGTGATACAACAAAATCCACAATAAGATCGAACACAACTTTATGTGTTCCTTCGAAATACTCTTTCTTTAAAAATGGTATTACCCTACGGCAAAAGTCCTCATTATTAATTAGGTGATTGAGTATCTGTGTTTGTATCTGATTTGATTGTTCCAACCTGTGCTCCATTATCTAGTGAGTCCTCAATTATGTGTTGAAGTATTCCACCAATATAGTTTCTAAAATTGATGTCATTTATGAGGTCATCTTCTTCATATCCAGCTGATTCCTGGATGTTGTAAGTGAAAGAAAGAGTAGCTATATCTAACTCTTCTGATTCTTTTATTTGAACCTTACCATATATGTATACGATATCTTTCCACTTACCTGTAAGAAGTTTCACCCCATAAAATTCTACATCGTTTGATTCGACGAGTTGATAGTCAGTTGATTTAACTTCCATCTTCTTGCTCGATATCTAGTTCAACTTCCATTAAGGGTACTGCTCCAATTTGGTAATGACCCTTGATGAATTCTTTAAAGTCTGTTGTTTGAAATACTGGTTCCCAAAACTCCTTGTTGAGAGTTTCTTTCTCTCTGACCTTAGGATCGATGAGCTCTCCAGTGTTTCTATCAACCTTACAATACCAACCAACATTAGGCTTAGTAACGTAATTACCGGCAAGAGCAACATCCAGAAGACCAGAATACCTTTCGATACCACCATCCCAAGAAACTGAGATAGGGATTTTAGACTTTTCTTTAACAAATCTTGATTTTTCGACGTTAATAACAAAATTATATCCTTTTATTTCTGTTCCCTGCTTTTGTTGTTGCCTTCCAATAATCCATATATTGTCAGCCGAATAGTATATTCCAGTTCCACCCGAAACAATAGCCTTAGGGAATAAACCCATCTCTTGATAGGTATGGTTAACAGCTAAAAGGGGAATATCTTTCATTTTTAGATATGGGGTTACCATTCTAAATAAACCCTTTAGCGCTTTAGCACGTGACATATCAGCAACTGATTTTTCATTTAAAGCATCTTCCAATTCTTTCTTGGATGCTAAATTACCAATCGAGTCAATAATAATTACGACTTTATCATCTTTCTCCATTCCATCTAGTTGATTAACTAAATCGAATTTAAGTTGTTCTACATCAGTAATAGGAGTATGTAATACTCTTGATGTATCAATATCAAACGATTCAAAATATGATTGCGGTGAACCAAACTCTGAATCATAAAACATAAGAACTGCATCTTCATTGGCTTTTAGATAATCTGAAGCCATAAGAAGAGCAAAAGATGTTTTAAAATGCTTACTCGGACCAGCTAGAACAGTTAGTCCTGAGCTTAATCCACCATCCATATCTCCAGATAAAGCTACGTTTATCATAGGCACAGATGTTTTAGTTGTGGTTTTATCAGTAAAGAATTCAGATTTACTTAAAGTGTTAGACATTTTAATTTTAGAATTCTTATGTAGTTTTCTCATTAGACTCATTTGTACCTCCTTTCTGGTTTGAGTTGCATTGATCTTTCTTGTTTACGCCACCTAGCTATACCTTCAGCTTTCTTTCTTTTACGTTTAGCAGTAGGCTTTTCATAGAATTCTCTACGCCTAACTTCTTGAACGATTCCAGCTCTTTCGCATTGCTTTCTGAATTTGCGTAATGCAACATCAAAAGGCATAGGTTTAGAGGGACGCTTATCTTTTGGATGCCTCTTTCGAGGTCTTAGGTCGACACTAGGCAACGAACTCCTCCCCTGGGTTCCAACTGCATCCAGTTAGTCCACCAGCTTTAAGAGCTTGTAATGTTCTTAGTATTTCATTAGCATTTCTGCCTGTATCTAATGCGTTAACACTTGCGTGCTTAACCATATTATCTTCATCTAATATAAAGGTTGCTCTTAAAGCTACCATTTCATTATAATCAACAACACCGCATTCTCTAGCTAATTCTAATCCACAATCAGCACCAAGTGGGTGATCGATTTCACGAATTAAACCATTTGCCTCTTTCCAGGCAGCTTTACAGAATTCATTATCTCCACTAATTCCTAGCACTTGTGCTTCGTCTCCGATCACATCCATTGCGGCTATTTCAGTAGGACAAATAAAAGTAAAGTCTTTTGGGTAAAAGTATACCACGGACCAATCTCCTAAAAGATCTTCCTCGGTCATACTTGTCATTTCATTTCCGTGAGGTTGGACTATATTTAGAACAAACTCTGGAAACTCTTCGTTAATACCTAACATACTATTTTCCTCCAGTTAAGTTTTTGTTTAACACAGGGTATATTATACCATACTTTTGAGGGAATGTAAACCCCCTAAATGGTATCATATTCGACACCTGCTTCGTCGAACATATTCATTGTTAATTTGGTAGAATCTCTCCACCGATCGGGCAAGTCTTGAATACAATCAAATGGTATAACCACTCTTTTGATTCCAACTTGTATGATTGCTTTGGCACATTCATGGCATACTGGGAGTCCGTATACGTACATAGTTGCACCATCTAGTTTAGCACCATTATATGATGCGTTGTATATGCAATTCATTTCTGCGTGAACTACATATTTGTATTTTGTTTCTCTAACTGTTAATCTTTCTTCTGTTTCATTTACCTTTCTAGGGAATCCATTATATCCTTGTGATAATACCTGACCTTTCTCCCCAATAGCAACAGCTCCTATCTGTGTACTAGGATCCTTTGACCATGTAGAAAAGAACTTAGCTAGTTCTAGGTACCTGTGATCGTATTTGCTAGAACCCATATTGATCTCTCCAGATTGCCATATTGATCTGTCTTTGTTTCATTGGTTCATATCTAATTGATTCTGTTTTAAGCGGGTGTTTATCTCTTTCTAATATCTTATTAGGAACTAGATCAGAAAATATTTCTTTTAGTTTTTTCTTTTCGCCATTTCTTTCTGTGTATGGTGTATTGATACCATGACAAATAACTGCTGGACTTAAGAATGGTGCACGTAATTCCACTGTAGAATACATCATTGTTCTATCTAATTTAGGTAAATGGTAATAAGGTAATTCTAAGAATGTATCAGATAATTGACTATCATATTCTTTTGCCCTACGATAACCACCAAATAATTCATCAGCACCATCGCCAGTTAATACGTTATGAAATCCTAATTCTTGTAGTTTATATCCCATAGCTATTTGGGGTTTAACAGAACCTAAATCTACTGGTGATTGATGTATTGCAATTGCTTCTCTATCTGTAACATTATCTAATGAAACCTCTACCAGATCTTTACATACAAGAGAAGCAAAATCTTTTTCTTTATTGTTAACATGGATTGGTGTGATATTCATATCCATTTGTTTAGCTAATTCATATATGATTGTAGAATCTAAACCACCGCTAAGTAAGATAGAAATATCTCTAAAGCCGCTTAATCGATTAGCAACTGCCATACTTAAATCATCTCTTAGAGTGGTAAGACTAACTTTAGTCCAATCCCAATATGGAACTTCTACACCATCATAAAGATAATGACCAGCTTTTAATTGTTTGATTTCATTCCAAGGTGTAGCACCTGTTGGATCATATCCCCATTTCATAACATTAGATAAGTGTAACATGTTTGGTGTTACTGAACCAAGAGCTAATAAAGCATTTGGTTCTGAAGCCATAGCTTCTATATCTGTTCTATAATATACGGGTTTAATACTTAAGAAATCTGTATATACGATTGGTTTGTTTTCTATAAAGGTAACATAAGACCAAAATCCATCGAAGGTGTGGAATATATCATCATCAGTCATTTCTTTATATAATGAATGTAGCATGTGACCATCGTGATCGAATTCACCATAATCTTTCCAATTAAATATTTCGCCAACAAACATAGAAGGAGTATCCCATGTATGATTTTGTATTGGCTGAATTGACTTTTCTCTAGACCTATTCACCATCGGCAAAGATGTATGAGCCATATCATAACCTTTCCAATGCTTATAATTATCGTATCCAGGTAAACCTCTATAACCCATTGAATCTATCATAGATTGGGTTAGTT